ACTAGAACATAAATTTGGTAAGTTTGGTGTTAGTGTTGATGGTTCTTATGCTACAGATAATGTAGTGAGTGCATCGGCATCAATCAATTATAATGAAATTATTTTCATTGAAGGTAACTATGATACTGATGGTACTGTCTCCAATGCTTCTGGTGCTGCTAAGGTTAAGTTTAGGTTCTGATGAATAGTATCATTCCTTTTAGAATGATAAATCCGTTAAATGGGAGGAGAATGTTTGTTAAGTTGTTTAATCCTGACGATTTCCCTCCTATTAACATCAAATATTGGTTCTAATTACTAAATAATAAAGAAACTTCACTCATAGGATCGATGAGCGATAATACTCAAAAAAGAGAAAAATGTATGAGCACTATCATTAGGATTTCAGTTTTGAGTTGGAGTGCTGCATTACTTACCGCTAGTTATGCTGGTCTTCTTGCAAAGATGGACCCAACATTTATTGCAACAGTATTCACTGCTGCTGCAGCAACTTTTGGAGTTGATACTCTAAAGAAAGGTGATAAGGATGAAGAGGAAAAAAAAGAACTTCCAAGAACTGAATTTGTTGTAGAACCTACACCAGTCCCAGCTTCAGAAACACCAGTATCTTCAGCACTTGAAGAAAGAGTTGGTGCTTTGGAAGCAAAAGTAGAAGGTGAGGAAGGTGAAGGATTTGTTCAACCTCGTACAGCAGTCTAATGGCAAAATCATCAAACAAAGGTAAGAAAGGTTCCAATGGTTCTAAACAGAATCAAGGAAATGCTACAGCAAAGAAAGCAAAGAATGGTGGAAAGAAAAAATGAGGTATTATGGCAAGAGAGTGGGACACTCCCAATCGTGAGTGTTGGAACAAACCAATACATCAAATTCTCAAAGCAATAGATAACCATACCCGTCTTCATTTGGAGACGGGTAATTTTTGGCATGAGGAACAGGCACAAATTTTAAGAAAGTATGTTCAAGGACTAAAAGTTTTTATTCACAAAGAGGAGGGAAGGGAATGAAAAAACTTCTTACTGCAATCGGACTATCATTAAGTTTAATTCTTCCCGCAACTGCTAATTCTTTAGAAAAGAAACAACCAACAGTTTCACCATACAGTCCATCAGCAATGGGATGTATGATACTCCGAGAATGTACTGAAGGTGTAGAACAACTTACACCAGACTCTGCTACACTTCTGGATAAGTCTTTCGATCCATTTAGAGAAGAGATCAAAGCAATTCTTACTGGTCTTCAGAAACTCAATGTGCCTGTATATGTTGCTCCATCAAGATACTTCACACCAAGAACGGTAGGACTATACAAACCAGCATACAATCGTTTCTTTGTGAATGAAGAATTACTCAAAGATCCTAGAGAGTTTCTTGGAACGATGAGACATGAAGGATGGCATACCGTTCAAGATTGTATGGGTGGTGGATTGAAGACCTCTTTCATGGCACAAGTTCATCAAGACACTGAAATACCTGATTGGGTGATGAAGACTACAAGACTTTCTTATGAACCCATAGGTCAAGGTCGTGCTGTTCCTTGGGAAGCAGATGCTAACTGGGCAGAGGAACAGTCGGGTCAAACTGTAAAGTACCTAGAGATGTGTACCAATGGCCCATTATGGGAGCAGATAAGACCCACTCCGATGACGATGGAATGGTTGATTGGATGTGGATGGATGAAACCACAAGAAGGTATTAAAGAATATACGGCAAACAAAAAATCGGAGTATTGTGTAGAAGGTAAGTATTAATGGACGATTTTCCTTGGGGAGTATGTACAATTCTTGGAGCAGGTTTAGTTTTTACTGCTTGGTGTATTTACTATATACTAAGACTGGCATATTTGGAGACAAAAGATGAACACAACATTACCGAAGGAAGTAATTCTAAAGGCAGTTAAGAACTGTGTTGCAGTTTATGCTGATAAAAACGATTTTATTGTAGATAAAAGTATTCCTGGTTATTGTATTCTTTCTATTGAAGGAACTAATGAAACATCAGATTGGGCAACTAATCTAAAATTCTTATTCCGCAGTGAAGATACTCACAGAGGTTTTAAGGATAACGCAACCAGAACCATTACCGAATTGGTTCTCAATTATGAATCACTAGAGAAAGGTAGAAAACTCATTCTTTCTGGACACTCTCTTGGTGGTGCTACTGCTACTGTTGTTGCAGACCTTATGCTTCCTTCTGCACCCGACTTAGCAATCGTCACAATCGGTTCTCCTCGTCCTGGTGGCAGAAAATTAAAAGAGAGATTGAAGAATGTAGAGCATCTTCGTTTCGTTCACGGTAATGATGTTGTTCCAACTACACCACCTTGGATTAATGGATATACTCATACCCATCCAGAAATTCATTTAGAAGATATTGATGATAAGAGATTTGATGGTGTAGAAGATCATAATGCTGTCTATTATTATAACGCAATTGAGAAGTTACTAAAATGAAAAACATTGCAGTAGTTTTTTCAACATTAAGTTTGGTTTTGAGTGGTGCCCTTTGTGTGGGTGCTTATATGACCTATAAGAAAGCAGAAGCAATTCTCAACAACCCAGAAGAATTTGTTGGTGCTGTTGTTGAGAAACAAGTTAGCAAGGCATTTGAAAAATTGCCTATTCCTAAACTAAATACTGGGAAGTTTCAGTTACCATTCTGATGTCATTAAAAGATCCGTATATCTATCGTATCAAACAAATCACAAGAGTAATCGATGGCGACACTATTGATGCTGACATTGATCTTGGTTTTGATATCTCCCTTACTAAGCGAATTCGTCTTGCTGGTGTCGATACCCCAGAGAGCAGAACATCTGATGCGAATGAAAAGAAATATGGTCTTGAAGCTAAAGAATGGCTTAAGCACAAAGTAGAAAATGCTGGGCATATTCTTATCAAGACCGAACTACCAGATAGCACAGAGAAGTATGGAAGAATCATCGGTCATCTATTCATCAATGATCAGGAGTCATCATTGAATGACCAAATGATTGTTGAAGGTTATGCTTGGACTTATGATGGTGGCACAAAGAAAAAAAACTTTGCTGAGTTAGATGCCAAACGTACCAGAAATTCCTGATATAAAAACAAATAGTATAGAAACACCAAGGGTGGAAGTTCCAGTTATTCGTAATTTGGAACCTCCACCTATTCTTGTACCAATTAATAGGAAATTACCAATACCCGTTGTTGATGTTCCTATGGATGGCATTCCAAGTTATGAACCGATTGATGCTCCTACAACTGAAGAGTTTAGGAGAATGATGAATGCTCAACAGGAACCAAAGAAAGAAGAAGAACTACAAGACAAACCCAGAGGACTTCCAGATCTTAAAGGTATTAGTGATGCATTAAAACAAGTACCTCAACCTCCACAACAAACACAAGTTGCTCCATTAGTACCAAAAATAGATGCTCCGACTATTACTGTCCCTTATATTGGAGCAATTCCAGTCCCCTCCACCGAAACGGTTGTATTATCTGGCACCACTGCTACTGCTAGTGTTGCTGCGGCTCTTGTTGGGAAATCTATGGTGGAATGGTTGGTAGGAAAGATGAAACCAATTATCAATCAGTTGTTTGTGCGGGCAAAACAATTGATGAACCGAGATCTGACGCCTTACGAGACTCAACTACTTTTTGCTGCCGAACTGGATAAGAAGACTTTGAAACTTTTGAAGAAGGAACAAAAGGCTGAGAAATTACGCCAGAGGCAGGTTTTTGCTGAATCACAACAACATCCGCACATATCCTTGCGTAAGGAGAAGCGGGATTAAAGAAAATCCCATTCTTCATTGCCTCTCCACATTTGAGTAATCTTACTAATTCGTAATCTAATCTCGCCTTATCTGTTTCTGCTCTTTGTCTAGCAGTCCAAGTATCTGCTGCTGTCTTACATCTTTCCTGCAATCCACCATCTAATGGGAATGAAAGAGTTGCTGATAGTCCAAAGTTATTTGAAAAACTATCTTTTTGACCAGTTCTTTCCATCCCATTTACTCCAGTAGTTAGGTCATTATCTACATCTGCATATGCTTCAAAGGGTCTTGAACCACTTTTGGATGTGGTCATAAAGGGTGTGAGATTAAACGTTGGTCCCTGACAACTTACTCCACCACCGTATGAGTTGGTCACATATGGACCCTGTAGGACCTGTACTGCCTGGTTTGTTACACTTCCTGTTGATGTTGCTTGGGGATTTGCAATTGCAGTTACAGGAGTATCCCCCTCTGCATACGCAGGGAGAACAAAGACACTTAGAGCAAGGACGATTCGTAGGCATTTCATCTTACTG